TTGCATGACGTGTACTAATTGCGGAGATAGCAAGTGTGGTTGATTTTATACTGGGTATGGTGGCTATGATAGCTATTTGATTTGCAATTTGTATTTACTTATTTATTTCTGAGGATTGGTGGGTGCTATGAGTGATTTTTTAATAAAACAAATTGAAGCAACTGAAAACACTATAAAAACGTTGCAAGAACACGCAGAGTGGTTACGCAGTATGGTGGAAAAAGAAGCACCTAAAAAATGGTCGCCTGTTTGTGGGACTTGGCATATTGATGCAAACGGTATTTTTCGTAATTCAATATCGACAAAGAATCGTAGAGAATTCGGCACAGAACGCTCAACAGAAGCACAGGTAGAGCGAGCATCAGTTGAGATGCGTAGATTTAATCGGCTGTTAGCGTTAAGAGATGAGCTGTGTGGGGATGATGTGGTTGATTGGAAATCTAGTAACACTCCTAAATATTTTCTTGTTTACAACGCTTTTGAAAACGTATGGGATTTATCCGCGACACATAAAAGTTTTGTTACACCTTGTTTTAAAACAGAAGAACAAGCAAGACTTGCTTGTAATATGTTAAATATGGGAGAAGTCGAGTTATGAGTAAAGAAAGAGAGTTGTTAAAAAGAGTACGAGATACATTGCACGAATTAAAAGAAACTCATTATGATTTGTACTGGGATATACAAGCTGAACTAGATCTAGCACCACCAAAACGTGAACCTTTGAGTGATGATGAAATTTTTAACATTGGATATAATGCAGGATTTGCTCTTGACCATGTTGAAAATGATGATGATGATTGTTCCGCCTATGGATTTTTAAACGATTATGGTTACATTGATAATAATCCATATTTTAAGTTTGTCAGGGCAATAGAAAAAGCACACGGGATTGGAGTAGACAATGAGTAAAGAACAAGCACTCCGCATCCTAAAACTCTTATCCGGCTTAGAGATGTACGTTTTTATGCAAAGTGACGTTCCAGCACATCATAGCGATGAGCTGATTGCTATCATTGGCGAGTTAACTGATATTGTATTGGAGAAACAAAATGAACCAGCAAGAACAGAGAGATGCTGAGATAAAAGCGAGGCAAGAGATGCGGCTATATCAAAAGGTGTATCGAGAGAATAACAAGGATCGGCTTAAGCAATATGAAAAAAACCGTTATCTAAAATCTAAACAGGTAAATAATAATGAAAATTGAAATTAAAAGATTAGATGAAACAGCAGTAATACCAGAATACGCTACTGAAAAAAGTGCAGCAGTTGATTTACGCGCCAATATAAATAAACACATGACATTAGATCTTGGCGAAACAGTGTTAATTCCCACAGGTCTTGCTATCAATATTTATGAAAGTGAAGTAGCGGCATTGATTTTACCTCGTAGTGGTCTTGGTCACAGTTATGGAATCAAACTTGGTAACTCTGTTGGATTAATAGATGCAGATTACCAAAAAGAATTATTTGTATCTATCAAAAATACTGGCACAGGTGTTTATAAAATTAATCCGCAAGATCGTATTGCTCAAATGATTTTTATTCCCATCATTCATGTTGAGTTTGTAGAGATTGAAGAATTTAGCACGTTAACTAATCGTGGTGGCTTTGGGAGTACAGGCATATGAGTTTATTAACAGAAGACCAGATTGCCGAACTTGCTTGTATTGCTAGTAATCAATCGACAAGTAAAGATTTGTACCAAGAATTTTGTGAATGGAATGAAAAGCAATTTTTTGGGATAGAGGTAGAACCTAATTGGGAAAATGCTCCAGTTGGTGCAATAACAGCAGTGTTTTCTATGCGTTGGTACGATGAAAATGACAATTTACTTTTAAGCGATATATTTGAAGAATTTTCTAAACCCGTAACCCCACACCATCACGCAGAAATGATTATGAAATATGCAGAAGTGGCGCAAATGCGTTCTGACCCTTGGGTTGAGTTTGAATGGGGTAAAAATAATGCCCATTGGTGTAGCTGTGATAAATGGATAAATTTTAATACTGACAACTGCTACCGCCACATTGGAGAAACAAAATGATTGTTAGGGATAAATTAACAGCTCAACAGGTAGCCGATGCTTTATTTGAGATAGATTGGAGTAAAGCTCCCAGCGGTGCAGAAGAAGCTGTTTTAGAATTACATTGGCTTGACCGCAACGGTAACAAATTTGCATGGGATTTATTTGGCTATTTTGAACGACATAAAGGAGAAACAAAATGATTGCATCAACAGCTTATATTTTAATTAGCATTCTAATTTCACAAGGTAATGTGACACAAAGCACATCAACATTTGCAGACAAGGTATCATGTGAATCAGCGGCAGTTAGACAGGACTTTGTTCTTAAATCTATGGGTACTCACTTTACTCGCTGGAATTTAACCTGTCATCCTTATCTACTTGCTGGAGAAAAGAAATGAAAGTAAAGCTAGTGCAAAGCACACCGAGCCCAGAAGAACATATAGGACTGCTTGCAGGTATCTGCTATGGTAAGACAGTTTCATCTACTGAGCAGTGCATCAAACGAGCAGAACACTGTGTAACCAAAGGGCATCTATCTACACTACGCTTTGCTCATGCCACATTCTTGGTTGAGGACATTAGCCGTATTTGTAGTCACCAGTTTGTTCGCAGTAAGCATTTAGATTTCCTCCAACGTAGTCAGCGGTATTGCAATGAAGGTGAAGTAGCAATGGTTATACCAGAATCAATTGAATTTAAACTAGGTGACAAAGTAAATAACGCTGTGCAATCGTTAGCGTATCTATACCAAGAATTATTAGATGCGGGAGTTAAAAAAGAAGATGCACGGTTCATTCTTCCACAAGGCACAACAACAGAGCTTCTTGTAGTCGGTAACTTCCAAGCGTGGTATGACTTTATAAAACTGCGTAGTGGTAAAGAGGTGCAATGGGAGATACGCGCAGTAGCGCATGAGATTAACCGTAAACTACATAAGATTGCGCCAAACATATTTAAGGAGCTTGAGTATGAATAGACTATGTGAGGTATGTAATCTGGTTAAAGATGAGGTAGCGTTTAAAACAGAAAGTACGATATGCAAGAAGTGTGCAGTGGTAGCAGGAGTGCAAGACAGCTTGCAAAGACGCAAGCGCAGGGACGTTAGTTCATTAGATAATAAGATGTGTAGAAAGTTTTTACAACAACATTTAATAAAGCCGACAGGCTGGGAGCTAACACTATGAACGACAAACCTAAAACAATTTACGATGCATACACACAGGGGCAATTATACATGGGCGACTCAGTACACGAAGCTAAAAAAGAAGACATGGTTAACGAGCCTTCGCATTACAAAAATGATAAAATAGAATGTATTGATGCAATGGAAGCGATGCTTACGCCCGAAGAGTTTATAGGGTATCTAAGAGGTAATGCGTTTAAATATATATGGCGTTACCAACATAAAGGTAAAGCATATGAAGACTTACAGAAAGCACAGTGGTACTTAAATCGGTTAGTATTGATACATAACCCAAGATAAATATGGCAATAGAAGACGGAAACACAGACCTCGCGTCACTGCATGAGGAGATGATGCGAGATAAACTTATTGCAGTTATTTGTAGAGAAGCTGCAAAGATAGATACAACTAACCCCACCGGACTTTGCTGGACGTGCGGTGACTTTATAGGATACAAGAGGAGATGGTGTGACAGAGAATGCGCGGATATATTTGAAACCGAAACTAAAAAAAATTGGTAGTTTGTGGGTTTGCTACACGGAGTGGAAGTCTATACCCTGTACTGCTTCAACGCCTGAGAAGGCTTACATGAAATGGATATACAGAAATGAGCGTGCCAAGTTTTACTTATAGTTCACTGAGTAGGTTTATTACCTGCCCTAAGCAGTACGAAGCACACCATGTTTTAAAGTACATACCCTTCGCAGATACCTCAGCTACGCTGTATGGAAAAGACTTACATCTTGCGGCTGAGAACTACATAGGTAAAGGTGAGGCATTACCAGAGCGGTTTATATTTGTTAAGAAGTTCCTTGATACTATCAATA